CGGGCTGTTTGAGTGGCTGGACACAAACAAGCGCCACAGTGACGGAACTCCGGTCAAACAAATCCGCTGGTTCAAGGCGGTGCTGGAACGGCTTTACCCCAGCCAGAAGGAGGCCGCATGACCTCCGACCGCACGCTGAACCTGGAAGCCCTGCTCGATCTCCCATCGCCTGCGCGCCCACTGCCCCAGCCTGAACCGGCATTGACGTGGGCGGCGCCAGGGCGGCGCTTGGCTGGACCGCCGCGCAGGGTTTTTTATTCCGGCAATAATTCCGGCAACCGAAACTTACCGGAATAAAACAATATAACTTATTGACTCGTTAGCAGTTTCTAATCCCGGCAATAGTTCCGGCAACTCTTTATTACCGGAATTCTGGACAGTACCCGAAACCCCTCGTAAACTGCGGCGTACCTTAACTAAATTCAGGTACGCTTAATGACTACTAACGATTCTCACATTCCCGCCCGTCCCGGAATCGCGGACTTTTGGGCGGCCCCTCCTGATGCGCTATTCCCTCGTGTAGCCGTCGCCTCCGTTCTCTCGAAGTCAGTGAGTTGGCTTGAGCGGGCTGCATTGACCGGTGATGGCCCCGCTTTCTGCAAGCTGGGGCGGCATTCCCTATACCGAAAACGCGACGTTCTCGAATTCATCGAGAAAACCGCCTCGCGCCGGGTCACTTCAACATCGGAATTGCAGGGGGATCCAGCGGATTAGCGGGTTGGTCGCCCCAGCCTGAGCCGGCATTGACCCAGCCCGCGCCAGGGCGGCGCCTAAATTGCGCGCCAAATAACCGGAAACAGAATCAATGAGTTAGCTCCGGTTTGTTGGCGCGATTTGGCTTGGATTTGGCGCGATTTGGCGCGATTTGACGCCATGGTAACTACGAAAAATAATTCACTCCCCCTATTGACACAGTTACGAATCTGGGTTAGTCTAGAACCATGAACAGCGGCATGGGGCCGCTGGGAACTGGAGAAAGACGATGAACACCACAGAATATAGAATTCGCCCAGTCAGATATGCGACCCGGCTTTTCGGGGCCGACCGACCGGTAAAAACGGAATGGGTCGTCGAGCAAAAGAGGGATCGTCTTCCAGATGTAGACGAGTACCAGCATGACGGCTGGGTACAAATAACTTCTGGTATCACCGAGATCGAGGCAAAAAAATACTTTGCCCGCTGGCTGAACGCTGAAGTTTCAAACGCCGCAACGGCGGCGGATTTCGGCTAACCCACCCACCCCCATCCCGCCGCCCTCCGGGGCGGCTCTGAGGAGAATAGAAATGAACGCACACAAACAGATCAAGGCGGCGCTAAGGGATGTTGATTACCGGCTCCCCATAGGGGAGTACGGGCGCCTGGTGATGTGGATAGACACTGCCGGCGGAATACGCGCCCGGATTGACGAGGAATCCCGCCGCGACGCGGCCTATGTGGTCCGGTTGGTCCGGCTGGACAACACGGAAGGCAAGTTGTCGGCGCGCGGCGCGGTGCGCGCGCTGCTGGAAGCGGAGCCAGAAATCCGCCGCCAACTCGAAGAGGATGCCGCCCGCGACGAGACGGCGGCGGCGATAGTAGCTGTTGACCGCGAGCGGCGCGATGCGACGGAGCGCAATCGCCGGCCAATGCCAAGCTGGCAAAAGCGATAACCCACCCCCACCCGCCGCCCTCCGGGGCGGCTTTGAAGGAGAAGGAAATGACTGCTTACCGTGCTACCCGTTCTGGCGAAAAGCCGGGGGTCCTGTTTGACAGCAGGACCACTAGCGCCGCCAAGGCGCGCGCCAGCCGGGCGTTAGAGGCCGGCGCATTTGCCGGCCAGAGCATCACCCTGATCGAGCTGTATGTGGATCAGGATGGCATTCTCGTTCGCACTGATCGCGTATGGAAGAAACAGTACGGGCAATGGCGTGCCTATGGAGACGCCCAATGAAGATCATTGATCGAGACCACGGCGACGTGACCGTCGCCGACGCGGAGATTATTAGCCGCGTCAACCCATACTATGTGCTAGGGGGCGGTCGCCCGCTCCCGATCGTTTTGCTGGAGGAAAGCGCGGACGGCCAAGTGGCCCGCGCCTGGTTTACCCGCTGGCTCCGCGCCAGCACGCAGGAACAGATCGAGTTTTGTGGGGCTGGGCTGTTCTGGAGTCCGCCATGACCCCCGCCGCCGCCCTCCGGGCCATGCGCCCGGTTCGCTCCTACAACTGCGCCCAGTGCGGGCGCGGGTTTACCGCGTCGGATGAAAGGGCGCGGTATTGCAGCAATAGATGCCGCCAGGCCGCGAAGTATCAGCGGGTCAAGGCGGCAAAAAAGTAAAAGCCCACCACCCACAAACCCGCCCCTCGGCGGGTTTTTTGTGTCTGCGTACCTATTTTTTAGGGGAATGCAGCACGGAGTATTGACAGCGACGGGGAAATGTGATTATTAGAATATTAGAATATTCTAATATACTGATGGATAGAGCGATGCCGGCAGGCCGACCAACTAAATATCGAGCAGAGATGTGTGACCGGGCGTATGAGGCGCTCTGTACGGGCGGCACCCTGGCGCATGTCGCTGTGGCGCTGGATGTGGATGAGGAAACGGTAGAAATTTGGCGCGGTAAACACCCTGAATTTTCCGTAGCGATAAAAAGGGGTCTCGCCCACGCAAAAATTCTATGGCTAGAAAAAAAAGAAAACGGAATGAGTCCCGGGTGTTGGGTATTCAGTATGAAAAATATTTTTCAGTGGCGCGATACCCAAACTACGGAGCATACCGGGGGGATTAACGTGAATGTCCGGTTGAATATGACGGGGAATGATCCTCGTGGAACAGATTGACATTCAGTACACAGCGCCCCCTACAGCGGCCCGAATGCACGCTGATGATTCGTTTGTGCGGGGTATTATGGGGCCAATCGGCAGTGGAAAATCAGTCGCGTGCGTGATGGAGATTATGGCGCGGGCTATGCGGCAAGCGCCCGGCTCGGACAAAATCCGCAGAACGCGCTGGGCGATCATTCGCAACAGCTATCCTGAATTGCGCTCCACCACCATCAAAACCGTTTTGGACTGGTGGCCGCCGGCGCTCTGTATGATGCGCTGGGATGCGCCGATTACCGGGCGCATTCGGTTTCCGCTCGGTGATGGAACGCAGTTGGATACTGAGTTGTTTTTCCTGGCGCTGGATTTGCCCAAAGACACGAAAAAGCTGTTGTCGCTCGAATTGACCGGAGCCTGGGTCAATGAGGCACGCGAAATTGACAAAACGATCATTGATACCGTGACCTCCCGTGTGGGGCGCTATCCGTCCAAACGCGCGGGCGGGCCTACGTGGTCGGGCGTAGTGATGGACACCAATCCGCCCGACGAAACCCATTGGTGGTATCACCTGGCGGAAGAAAACACCCCTCCCGACTGGAAATTCTGGCGTCAGCCGCCCGCGCTGTTTTTGCGCGAGGGGCAATACCGCATCAATCTCTCCGCAGAAAATATCCAGCATCAACCGCTCGGCGGCGACTATTGGCTGCGGCAGGTAGGCGGCAAAACCCCGGAGTGGATTCGGGTCTATCTGATGGGCGAGTACGGAACTGTGCTCGCGGGAAAGGCGATTTTTTCCGACAGTTGGAACGACCAACTACATGTGGGCGATGTGTTGCCGTTGCCGCGCCATGAAATTATTTGCGGCTGGGATTGGGGATTGACGCCGGCGTGCGTCATCGCGCAGGTGTCCCCCCAAGGGCAGCTACGGATATTGGATGAGATCATCGGGAATAATATCGGCGTACAGCAGTTCGCGGATGGATTTGTCCGGCCATTGCTGAAAACCAAATACCGGGATAGTCCGCAAACCCATATTGGCGATCCAGCAGGCCGCCAACGCAGCCAGACCGATGAGCGTACCGTGTTTGACGAATTGGCGCGGATTGGCATTTCAGTGCTGCCGACTAATAATAACAGTCCACTGGCGCGATGGGAGGCGGTTCGTTATTTCCTGACCCGCCTGGTTTCGGGTCAGCCGGGATTGGTATTGGATCGGTCCTGTAAAACGTTGCGCAAAGGGTTTAGCGGCGGGTATCGGTTTCGCCAGTTGCAGGTTTCCGGTGATACTCGCTACAGCGAACAGGCCGACAAAAACGAGTACAGCCATTGTCACGATGCACTGGGGTATCTGTGTCAATATCTGCGTGAGCCGACGTTTTATAATACTGAGCCTGCGATTGACGCCGGCGTCATCGCGTATGACACCGTAGCTGGATATTGACATGCCGATTCCCTCCTCCGCGATTCAGGGCAAATTAGACGAACTGGGCGGGATGCTCCGGCAAAAAGCGGTGGCCCAGGCCGGGGCCAAATACACGATTGAACAGCGCTGGCTAGAAGATACCCGGCAGTATCACGGTCAGTATTCTGAAGAAACCGAGGCGCGATTGACGGCGGACAAAACCGGCGCCAGCCGGATTTTTATCAACCTCACGCGCCCGAAATGTGAAGCGCTGGAGTCGCGGCTGGCGGAAATGCTGTATCCCACGGATGATCGGAACTGGGAAATCATTCCGACGCCGAACCCTGAACTGGCCGCGAATTTGCGTTCGCCGAATCCCGCCGCCGTCGAGTCCGCGCAATGGCTGCAACAGTCCGCAAAACGCGCTGCCGAGGCGATGCAGCGGCTGATGGACGACCAACTGACGGAAACGCAGTACAGCGAGAAAGCCAAAGCGGCGATCCATGATGCGGTGATGCTGGGGACCGGCGTGCTGAAAGGGCCGGTCATCGCCGCCCGTAGTGAGAAACGTTGGGTGTCCGCTGGCGGGGTGCAGGTGCTGTCGGTGCAGCAGATCATCGCGCCCGAAATCGAGGTGGTGTCCCCATGGGATTTTTTCCCAGATATGTCCGCCGCGAATCTGGGCGAGTGCGAATTCGTGTTCGAGCGCCGATTTATCACCCGGCGCACCCTCCGGCAACTGGCGCAGCGGCCCGGCTACCGAGCGGAATCCATCCGGGAGGTGCTGCGGGATGACCCGCGCGGTTCCCGCATTTCCGACTGGCAGCGGGCGCAACTGCGCGAGGTGCTGGAGGTCGGCCAACCGTGGGACGAGACTCAATATGAGTGGTGGCAGTACCACGGGCCGATTGAGCGCGAGGACGCCGAGGCGCTGGGGCTGTCGTTGCCCGATGACCCGCTGATCGGGTTAGAGGTAATGGTCGAGTTCGTCGGGACGCGGGTCATTCGGGTCGAGCTACACCCGCTGGATACGCAGGATACGGTCTATTCGCTGTTTTCGCTGGTCGAGGACGATAGCACGCCATTTGGCTATGGCGTGCCCTATTTGTTGAGAAGCGCGCAAACAGCGATCAATGCGGCGTGGCGGATGATGCTGGACAATGCCGCGCTGGCGATTGGCCCCCAGATCGTCATCAATCAGCACGTGATTAAACCCGCTGACGGGATTTATGCGCTGTCGCCGAGAAAACTCTGGCTGCTGAATGACCCGACGCGCAATGTGCGCGAGGCGTTCGAGGCGTTTCAGGTCCAATCCAATCAGCCCGAACTGATGGGCATCATCGAATTAGCACGGGCGCTGATCGAAAAAGAATCCAACATTCCTGATTTGATGCAGGGCGATTTGGGTTCGATGCCGCAGCAGACCGCCAGCGGGATGAGCATGGCGATGAACGCCGCCAACACGGTACTGCGACGGCTGGTGAAACGCTGGGATGATCAAATCACTAAAACGCTGATTCGCCGGTTCTACGACTACAACATGCAGTACAGCGAACTCCAGGATGTGAAGGGCGATTTTGAAATAAATGCGCGCGGCTCGTCGGCGTTGATGGTGAAAGAGACCCAGGCCCAGTCGCTGATGCAGCTCCTGCAACTCGCACAATCGCCGACGCTGTTGCCGCTGACGAAAATCAGCGCGCTCTATCGGAAACTGGTGGAAACGCTGCGGTTGTCCGCCGATGAACTGGTCTATTCCGATGACGAGTTGACGGCGATGCAGCAGCAACAAATGGCCATGCAGCAGCAGGCTCAGCTACCGGCGCCGGACCCGCAGGCGCAAATGGCGCAGCAACAGCAACAACTGGACGCCGAGAAAGCCGCGATGCAGGCCCAACTGAAACGCGATGAGATTGCGGCCCGCGAGCGGGTCGAAATGGCAAAACTGGCCGATAAAGAGCAGGACCGGCAGATGGAGTTTGAAAAAGAGGCGTTGCGCGCGGAACAACTGGATGCCGAAGCCCGACTGAAAATGACGCTGGGAAGTGGGCTGTAATGGGAAAGGTCGTGCAATTTAACGGCATCACCCGACTGGATTTGCCACCAGATCGCATCCTCAGCAACGCGATGGAGCAATTGGAATCGGTGGTGATTATCGGCTATGACA